AGCACCCTTGATGTTACCATATAAAGATGTAGTCTCAAACAAACAGAACTCTGTATTATATTTCTTGTTCAACATCCTTCGTACTTCATGCGAACAACAAATTGCAGCCAGTAACTTACCACCCAGATAATTGAATCCGAATGGTTGTACTGGAACTATATTAAACCCCATGATTGCCCTCTTATTAAAGATAGGCAAGTCGGGGACACCGCCAAGAAAATCATTCCTTGGTTTGGAGTTTATTAAAGGTGACCCCAACTTGATAAAACCAACTGCTGTGTTAGTATTCGTTTCTTTCACAATCAGTTTTAATTCTTTGCCTGGCGCTTGGTCTGGTGAAAAAGATGCAGTCATCTCTAACATCTGGTCAAACACCTCATTGTTCATTTGAACAACTGAAAAATTCATTTCTTCTGGATGCATATCCCAACTCTGGAACATATCATCCTCTACGCTCATACCAAAAAGAGGCGGAGGCAATGCCTTCACCCTCTCTATTTTTCTTGCACGAAAGTAATCATCAATCCTCTCAAAGTTTGAGAAGTAATCGACAACTAATTTACTAGCATATATTGTATCTTCTTTAGATAGAATCATGCTACATTCATAAACTCTGGTACTTCGCGGTTAGTCCACTTAGCGAAACCTTTCTTCTCTTCTCTGTAATAGGTTCTGTACCCATCAACAGAGTTGGACTGTTTACAATAATATGGCATACATTGTGGTGGTTCTTGGAATGAACCAATTCGTATATTTTTTGGTGAGTCAACTAACAATTCACGCAACTTAGAATCAGTCATGTGTATTTTGCCATACCTGTATGTGTACTCTTCGCAAAGATTTTCAAACATATTGTACATGTATTGATACTGGGAATTGTTTTGACGAACCCATATAGCAGATGGGTGATTAATGTGTGACGCTTTGTATAAGACACCATCCATGTTGGAATTGTCTAGTCGCCACCGTTTGATTCTCCTACCACTAGATGCGTCAATCCATAGTGTACCATCCAACATTCTATGGGCAGTAGACAATAACTGAGCGTACTCAATAACCATCTTTACGACATGTTTGTCGCAATGCATTTTTACTGATACGGTAGGGGTTTTATGCAAATAAAATATATTCATAATAAAGAAAACTCCAATTAAACTTTATATTCGGAACATTATACTCGGCTTTGGGGCAAAAGTCAAGAACTTTTTTCAGTTTCTTTCATCGCTGGGATTTTCTCCTTTGCCATCTTCAATGCTTCCTTGTCATCCAGATACTTCGGACGCCTTTTAGGAACCTTTTTATCCTGTTCCGCGTACTGAGCTTTGTGTTTTTCCGCTTGGTCTATCTGACCTCGCATATATTCGACAAATTCAGCTGAACCCCCATGTCCCTCTTCTCCATCTAGGATAGCTTGTAAGTCTAGGTTTTGAATATACTTGTACTTAGTATCAAGTTGTTTCTTTTCCTTCTGTATCCTTCTTAGAAAAGCATAGTAAGTAATCTGCGTAAAGTACGCAAAGGGATTCTTGGACTTCTCTGGGTTAAAGTTATCAATGTATGTGATACAGTTTTCTATACCATCCAGAATCATTTCTTCTCTAAATGTATAGTTAACAAAGTTTGATTTGTATGCCAAGTGGTTGGCAATTTTCACAAAACACTCTCCGATATATTCCGTCACGCGAGGCTTAGGTAAGTCCTTTTCCTCTGCGGCCAATCGATTTTCTCGATACTCTGTCATAGCAGCAAGGAATTCCTTGTTGTTGACATAGTGTCTATTTTCTGATTTTTTAGTCATAGTGTTACCATTCTATAGTAAAGTTGTGCAAAAGTCAAGTAAAAAATTAATTAAAATAATGCTTGACATCTGGTTTAGGTTTCCTGTATAATAGGTTGTCGTTTAAGGATAATTATAGCTAATGTAATATCCTTTTCTTTTTTCCTATAAGTTCGTCTACCATTTCTTTAAGGGTATCTGAATCGAACCCCTCTTCACTTTCCCCATCCTCAATATATTCTTCCATATCGTCAATGGGCGGAAGAGATGATGGTTTATTAAAATATCCATCTTTTAAATTCTCGTACCCTAGTTGATATCCCTCACTAAGAGGGGCGATTGCGACTATATTATTTGTATTTACTTCAAACATAGTCTCGTTAGAGAATGACATCCAAGGTCTTATTGAATAAGCTTCGTGCGTCATGGATAAAGGCATCCTCATAATTTCCATAGGATAATGTACTACTATCTTGTCCAAAGTTTCGGACTCTTCTACGGTAGCTACTATTTGTAGTCCACTATCAAAACAAATTATTTTTGGTTCGTTTGTCATATCTTTCCTTGTGAATCTATTTTTACTACTTTGTAATCAAATGATTCTTCATTATACATTTTAATTCTTTCTAAAAGATGATTGAGAGTGTAGTTTTTCCTCTCGCGCCACGATAGGTCATCACCAATATCAAACAAATTACACTTTGTTTTTACTTCACTCTTACGAAGTCCCCTACCAATTGATTGTAGATTTCTAATTCTACTCTTACTTGGCGAGGCGAATATAATATTATTAAGATTCCTTATATTTATACCTGTAGAAAAGGTTCCGTAACTCGCAATTATTATTGTATTGTCTGATTTCTCTGTCAGCGCCCTAATTTTTTCTCTCTGTTCTGTCTCTGTACCACCAAATACAAAATGAACTGGGCGGTCTGTTTTCTTTGATATTATATCATACAATACTTGTCCATGTTTTTCTACATACTGATATAATAAAAGAGAGTTTCCCTTCTGGGCTACGGTTAGTTTACTTATAATATCATTTCTGCCCGCGTGTCCTACCAAATAATCCATCTCTTCTTTATACGGCATCTTGGATACCAGTTTTCTTTCTTCATCTGTGTACTCAATCAACATACAAACAATTTTTAACTCAGCAAGTTCTTTCTTATCCATGAGTTTCTTGGTAGTGGTTACCTTATATACCTTACCAAATACCCCTTCTAAGACTAATCTATGGGTCTTTGTACCATCTAGTGTACCAGTAGTACCTATTCTAAATCTGGCGTTCGTGCATTTATCCATGAGAGTCATCAAAGATTTTGCTTTAAATAGGTGTGCCTCGTCACCGTACACCACATCAAATTCTTCAAACCACTTCTTAGGATACTTGTAGATTGACTGCCATGTTGATATAACTATGTCCGCTTTGTTTGTTTTTTCTTTACCACCGTATATTCTGTGACAGTATTTTGATACATCGAATCCATTATGCGTGGAGTAATCGGCGAAGTCTCCGTACATTTGTTCTACTAAAGAGGTAGTAGGGACTACAATTAATTGTTTTCGTCCTAAGGCGTGATGATATCGCGCCAGATTGTATATTATGAGGGACTTACCACTAGCGGTAGGGGAAAGTAAAAGAGTTCTGCCACCGTTGATTGCATCGAATACAGCGTCTTCTTGATAGTCTCTTATCTGAATAGGTTTCCAGTTACTATGAAGTTTTAATCTGCTGGCGAATTCTTTGACCTCATCGCGTGACATCTCTTCACCAATCTCACCCATCTCCAACTTGACTTCATACTCAAGTTGTTTTGCAAATTCTAATAGGTAAGGCAAAAGACCAACATACAGTTCGCGTCTGGATAGATTGTATAAACGAATCTTTCCATCCCAATGTCGGTTCCTATATGAAGGCATAAATGAGGCGCCAGGCACCTCAAAGGTAAAGAAATCTGATATCTCTTTTGTTATACCCTCATCGGAAGCTTCCACATGCATATGCACATGGTCTTTCTGTTTGACAAATATCATAGTAGGCCAGATTGTGTCTTGTTCCATTCAACAGCATTTTTGATGTCCCAAGTCCTCGAATTTAAACTACGCAATACCCTGTCCAAAAAATCTACTGTTGTTTCTAAGTACCAAATTTTATCTTGTTGTTTGATAATATCCGCATCTCCATCTAATACTGCTCTCATGTCAGATTTAAGTACGGAGTTTTTATACCAAGGTTCCCAACCAAGATGGTCAAGTTCCTCTTTGGATAATTCTCCACGAAAGTATTCTGACTTAACTCTTTCAAGTCTCGCCAAGTCCGCCTGTGCTTTTCTTGTTTGTAATTTAAAGTTAGCAAGGTGAGTTACATATTTTGCGTGAAGATTTGGTGTACCTATAGATTCGGCACCAAGGTCAAGTTCATCGATTTTACAATCTTCAGCCCACATATCTTGAAGTTCGTTCAATGTAGCCATAATATATCCTTCAATGTTAAGTTACAGATTTAATATTAAATATCCTGTATTTAAAAGATGCAAGTCCAACAAAGTATGGTGAATCGCCACCAGATATGTCAAAGTCTAATCCACTCAATGCAATTGGAAAAGCATCTTTGAATAAAATTTCTTGATTTGGATTATTGTTAGAGTCGAGTACAAATAGACTCGCGTCACTAACTTGTCCAAGTGATTCCTGTTTAGATACCTTCTGTCCACCAGTTCTCCACTTCTGAGATTTAACGAAATCGCCAAACTGAGAATGTTTCTCTGGGAATCCAAGTCCAACTAACCAGTTATACAATTCGATATAGTTTGTCATATCCTCTTGTATTAGGAATCTTATATTTAGGTCACCAAAAGTAATCTTATCGCCTGGAAATGGTATGTCCTGTAGCGGTGTAGTTTGTACTGGAAAACCAATGGTCATGTCTGGAATGTTCGCACCTTGACAAAAGAACGCTACATTCGGAAGATTGTGGACTTGGAACTTAAACCCATTGGGTCTAAGATAATCAAGTTCAGTCCCCGATTGGGCAGCGAAGTTACCTTCTGCGATTGATGGTGTTACTGTATATGCCATTCTTCTAAACCTAAAATAGTTGTTATTATACTGCTATTTATAACAAATGTCAAGCGAAAAAAAAGGGAGTCTTGCGACTCCCTCTAAAACTGTTGTTTTTACTGGTTGGTTAAACCCAACTTCTTATTACATAAGGTTGGAAACCTTAACAGACCTATAGTACTGGTTTCTGTCAGCAGTGAATGTGTCACCGTCTGTGTTACCAGAACCGTCTACCACATATGGGTTAGCAATCATACCATATCTAGTTTTGAAACCGATTTTCGGTTGGAAAGTAGATGGGTCAATCGCACGAACCATTTGTAAAGGTACATACGGACAGTAGAACAGACCAGCGTCATAAGGTGAAGTTCCTTTATAACCGGCAACATAGAACTGAGAAGCAGCACCTGTGTTTGCACTATAAGGGTCAACATACACTTTGTAGCGTCCGTTAAGAACACCAGCAAAAGTATTACCTGTGTCATCGACATTCAAGTTAGTATCAAGAGCAGGAGCGTAATCTAATACACCAGCCATTGAAAGTGCAGAAGCAACATCTGAAGAACAGATGATAAAGTTACCTTTACCTCTACGAGTATCTTGAGCGATTACATTAGCATCTCGTTCAATATTGAACAAGAGACCCTTGAACCTTTCTACAGACCACCTTCCGTTTGAATCAACATCAAGGTCGAAAGTTCCAGCGGATGCAGTCGAAGCAGCACCTGTCTTAGCAACTTTGTAGATAGTTCTAATAACTTCTCTGTTAATCTCAGCGAGAATTTCTTGAGACAGAATGTTAGATAATTCTGATTCTGCGTCAAGACCGTGAACTGCTTTAAGGTCTTGAGCAAGTTCCACAGTATATTCTGCTTTTAGTGCCCTTGACTTAGCGGTTACAGTTGTCTTCTCGATTGAGAATGCCATTTGGTTCAAAGTAACTGTGTCACCGAACAATTCTGCATTGTCTCTAGTTACACCAGTACCAGTTGTGTATGAACCGTCAACTGGATTAGACCCAGCGTGCGTACCTGTACCAGCAAAGTCAGTATCCGCTTCGTTGAACAGAGCTTCTGTTCCTGTCTGCGAAGTATAATGTGACTTCATGGCAAAGATAAGACCTGTAGGGCCAGTCATAGGTTGAACACCACAGACATCATACGCCATCAAATTAGGAAGAGCTCGTCTTACTAATGAGATAAGTATAGGGTCATAAGTGTCAACAGCAGATGACATGTTGTTTGCGTGAACTGCTTCAGAGATTATTGATTTCTCTTCTTGCAATGCCTTCTCTTGGTTCTCAAGAATGACAGCAGTTACCGCTTTACGGTATGTGTCCTTGATTTCCCCAAGGTCAGGGTGATCCAATACTGGACTCCACTTTTTTTGGATTTCTTCTGAAAGATACATTGTAGTCTCCTATTTTCTTTCTGGTTATTACCTATTGGTATTATTTATAATAAACTTATTTTTTAAGTTGTCTGGAAATCGCCTGAGCGTACTTATTAACAGTTCCACCGTCCGACTCAAGGAAACTTTCTTCAACTGTGTCTGTCATTTTATTGTCTGACTCTTCAGTTAAAGTTTCCTGTGTGGGGAAGTAGTTCTCTTTAACGACTGATACTTTTTCAGCGAACATTTCAGCACTACCAAAGTCAACATCTTCAACTAGAGAAGTAAGTTTCTCTTGTTGTGTAAGTGTTAAATCTCCAGCAGCTTCACCGATGATTTTGGAACGCATTAGTTGTTCCCTTTCACCAGCAGCGCTGATTTGTGCTTCTACTGACTCATTGAGTTTCTTTTTAAGAGTCTCAATTTCGTCTTGCATTTCGCCAAGTACATCGTACTTGTCTTGAGGTACTTCGATGTAATGTTCAGCGAATACTGTTTTCAGAGACTTAATAAAGTCTTCTGTGATTTCAGTCCTTAGACCACGCTCAATAGCAAGCTCGTTTTCCTTCATCCAGTTTTCAGCAACATAGTTGAGATATTGGTCAATCTTACCAACCATCTCTTCTTTGAAAGTTTCCCTTTCGATATTAGACTGTTCTTCTAGTTCTTTCTGAATGGATTCCATTTCATTAGCGAGTCTTGCGGTGACTACTGTTTCAAATAGTTCAGCAGCCTTTACTTTAAACTCTTCTGAGAGGTGTTCCTCATCAGCGAAAAGGTTTTTGATGTCGTTTTCAAACAATGTTTCTTCTTGTTCTTCTGTTTCTGACACCTCTGTGTCCTCCTCTTCTGATTCAGTTTCTTCAGACTCAGCGACAACTTCTTCTTCTTCGTTCTCGATTTCGTCTTCAGCGATTACTTCTTCATCCTCTACTTCCTCTTCTTCCTTCTGGGTACGGATACCTTCAGAAGATTTCTGAGCAACTACGGATGCAGTATCTTCGCCACCTTCATAGTTAGGTGCTTGACCAGCGCCTGAGTTAGCAGGTCTTGGTGCATCACCAACTTTTGATGCGGAAGCGGGGCCAATAGCAGAAGTTAATCCACCATGCTTGTCTCCAGTTCCACTTAGATCTTGTATTTCTGGATTAGGATTTGAATCCCCTTGAGTTGGATTACTTTTATCTCCACCTGTTGCATTAGGTTTAAGATTTTCAGCAGCTCCAGCTTCATCCAGTTCTTGAGTCTCCTCGTTAAGAGCGGATTCTACTTCCTTTCCCTTAGCGAGCATTTCTCTTATTTTGCTTTCTACGCCCATGTTAATTTCTCCTTTGAGATTTGCGTTACTGTATTTATTTATAAAACTTTAGATTTTTGACAACTTATTCATGAATGAACTGAACACCGCCATCTTCTCTTCCTCCAGTTCACGAGAACCAGCCCTCTTTATTCTGCGAACAGCAGCGTCTATCTCTTGTTCCATCCATGCACCTTCAACCATAACCCACTCTTTATGTTCCATGATGCCTCTAACGAAAGCATCTGGAGCAGATGGGTCTGCTACTATGTCAGCAGCGGTTGATAATACAAAGTCATCTTGTACCTCGTTGATGCCATTCTTTTCTTTTAAAGTTCCTAGTCCCCTAGAACTCACACCAAGGGAGGCACCTTCGTCAATAAGGTTCTTTACGATGTTTCCCATAGGTGT